TTTGTGCTGAACCTGTTCCTGAAGTTGTAGCTGCAGAGTTAGATGGCATTGTAATATCAAAAGCATTTGCAGTTACATTTGATATCTCAAATGTATTATTTTCAAAATCAGTTGTTGCATAACCTGATCCTGTTGGAACAGTAACTGATGAAAACGTTACATATCTTCCAGCGCTTAATCCATGAGAAGTTTTGTTTACAGTAACTGTTGGAGAACCAGTTGATGCATCAAAATTAGCTCCAGTAATTCCTGTATCTAAAGGTGTAATGTCATAAAACTTTTCACCATAGTATAAAAACAAACCTTGTGATGTACCGATTGCTGCATACTTCTCACCAGCTAAAGATGTCCATGTATGTTGAGCTCTTGCTGCACCGGGAAGAGTTTCATTATCAATAGTTAATTGCTGCCAACCCCCTATTTTTTCTGGAAGTCCATATCGAAATCTAACAAAATCACCATCAGTCCATTGAGACTCGGCTCCTGATTGTGTTATTTGTTTATTAAAACCTGGTTTAAACTGTAGTTTCTGAAGCATAGCACCTCATTATATATGCTTTTTATTATTTTGGTAGTATTATATTCCAATCTAGCTTGGATATCAAATCTTGTAAATAAACTTTTTTAAGCTTCTTTTCTTTTAAATATTGATGTAATTCCTCAACATCAACTATAATCCAATTGGATTTAGATTCGAATACCATTTTATCTGCTTTGGTATTGAAAGAACTATACTTACCTATTTCACCATCTTTAGTTTTTTGTATAGGTCTAGTATCAAATTTGTAAAAACCATTCTGACCTTTTATAATACCTGCTACGTCCCAAGACTGATTGCTTTTAGGATACTCTATATTTTCTAATTTATTAATAAAATTATTATTCAATTGAATACCAACCAGTAATAATATATTTTTCTTTAGTATTTGAAATTTGACTTTTATGAGTATGAGTCCAATCAGAAGGCCATATTAAGGTTAATCCTTTTTTAGCAGGAACAGTAATGTTTTGATATTTAAAATCTGTTCCTCCATCAGAAACATTATTTAAGTAAGTCATAAAAACCAAAACTCTTTTTAAATCATTTTTACTACATCTTTCAAAATGCCAAGATTTAAAACCTCCACCAGGTTTATAGTATTGAATATTTATTTTTTCTATAATATTAAACTTTGGAAGTTTATTAGCTTCAGTATAATATTTTAAATAATCATCTAAACATTTTTGTAAATTTTTTTCATATTCTACATATGGATATACTCCAGAGTTTGCATACATACCATAATCTAAAGAATCTTTTACATCTTTATTTATAACCACGTCACCATATGAACCATGTGCAGTGCCTTTTAATTTAAAGTTGTCTGGAATTTTTTTAAAAAATTTAATTAATTCATCACATATTTTAGTGTCAATAAAATATCCTTTAATAAAATTGTCATCAGGTAATTTATATTTTTTCATAAATTATATTTAATACTAATCTAAAATCAGTATCAGTATGTGTTGTACTCGAATGCCATACCTCAGAAGGAAATGTTACTAATTTATTTTCTTCTGATTTTATATTTTTATCTTTAAATCTAGTATAACCATTGTTTGTATTTAGATAAAATATAGAAGAGGTATAACCTTTATTTTCAATATCCTGATGAAATTTGTGTTCAATAATTTTAGGTGTTTTCCAAGTACAATTTAATTTCATTCTCCAAATACTTTTAGCATTTAATTTATTTATTATAGGTGCAAAATATTCTATATAAACAGGGCTCACCAATTGAGATTTCATATAAAAAACATGAACAAGTTGTCTTTCTTTATCTGTATGAAAAGAAACAGGACTTAAAAACCAAGGGAATTTACCTCCTAAACAAACTTCATAAATTTTATCTACTTCTTTTTTCTTTATAAAATTTTTTTTAATTATCATATAAACCTTGGACCTTTTAAAAAAAATGCTAAAGTATTTCTTGATCCTTTAGTTACAGGATTTACTTTATGATAAATACTTGATTTAAACATTATTACATCGCCAGGTTTACTAAACTTATTAATTAAAACAGGTTTTCCAAAATATAAAAAAAATTCACCTCCTTCATATTTTTTTAAAGAAGTATTAATTAAAACTGTGAATTTAACATCGTAAATGTAATTATTGGAATCATCAATATGCCAATCATACTCTCCTTTATCTTTCGAATTATATTCAGTATGTAAGAAGTTATCAAAATCATTAGGTTCAAATAATGAATATCCAAAATTATATTTGTTAACAAGATTAAATCTTTGAAAAGTATCATGAAGTATATTTTTCAAATGTCTATATTCTACACCAGTAACATTAGCTACTTTTTTAACTGTTCTAGCTGGAGCATCCTTATATTGTTTATCTTCTTTTTCTTTAATTATTTTATTGATTTCTTTTAATTGAGATCTATTAAAATTATTTTCCCAATACCAAAATTGAAGTGGATTCATTATTTTTTTGACCAACTTTTGTTTATGTCTTTAATATAGAAATTTGGAATACCTGTAAAAGGTCTATCATCATGTATGTTATTGAGTTTTTTATTTTTTGTTTCATTATAATGAAGAAAAACTTGACAACATTCTTTACCTAAAAATTCTTCTCTCCAATGTTCTAAATCACTTCCTTTATATAAAAGCATATCTCCAGGTTCTAATTCTACCTTAATACCTGCTTGTCCTTTTTTCCCTGAAGGTTCTAAATATATAGGCCAAAGATCCCCTCCTAAATTTAAAGTTGCTGATACATCACATGCTGCTCTATCTGTATGTCTGTACAATACACTTCCTTTTTTATAGAATCTCATATAAGAATACATGGGTATTAACTTTAATTTTGTTTTTTGTTCTACAGTTTTATTTAGTTCATCTAATAAAGTTTCCATGGCTATGTCTCCATAATGAGAATATGTATTTGCAACTTGACCATCATTAAAAACACCAAAGTATTTTGTAAAAGGAGAAATTAGTCTTTCTTCAAACAAATATTTTGCTACTTTTTCTTTTTTAGATATATATTTATGTAAGAATGAACATATTTCTTTTGAAACAACATTTTTTTCAATTAAAAATTTACTTTTTTTGAACTGCATTTACGACTCCTTTTGGAAAAGCTTGACAATTCCAATGTATAAATCTGAAAGGTTGATAACCTAAATCTAAAATATATTGATGAGGCATAAATGATGGGAAAAAAATCATTGTTCCTGGTTTTACAACGTAATAAACTTTATCACTTGCATAAGTAATTTTAGATTCATCTTTTTGTGGTAAGAGGTTCATTAGTTTACCATTTCTTGGATCTATAAATACCGGTAAAGATGTTTTTTCTTTGTCACATTTTAAAAAATAAAATCCAGAAATATGTCCATTCCAATGACAATGTGTATCATGTAAACCACCTCCATCTTTAGGAAATTCTTGAACCCAAGATTCAGTTAAAAAAGTTTGATAATTAGATAAATCATAACCCATTTCATCTAAAAGGTTATGACTTGTTGCTAAAACATATTGATGTAATTTATCAAATTTTTTATCACCTATTAAAGTTGTAGAATGAAATACATGACCCATATCTCCTTTGTTACCAAATTTTTTATTTCTTTTTTTAATATTATTTTCTAAATTTTTTTTAGCTTGTTTAATATATGGATCAGTTGCTTTATTTAATTCTTTTAAGTATTCAGGTGCATCAGCCATCCAAATAGGACATTTAAAATGATCTTCTCTACCTAAAAATTTTGGAAATTGTTTAGTCATTTTTTATAACTTTCAAAATAATATTTATCAAACTGTACATATTTGTCAACTAATTACCTATAAGGATTACCACAACTCCATATAACTAAGCTATAGCGTGTTCCTTTTATAACGGGTTTAACTCTGTGCCAAACAAAACTTGGAAAAAATATAATAGAACCTTTTTTATTTACTTCAGTGCAAGTTCTAAATTCTCCTTTATCTTTTTGGTTTTTAAAATCAAACTCAAGTTCTCCACCTTCATATTCTTCTGGATCTGAAAGTAAAAGGCTACAAGATATTTTTCTTATTTTTTTATCAAAAGAAGTATTAGGTCTATCGTAGACATTTCCAAATTCATCACAATGCCAATCATAAAATTGTCCAGACTTGTAAATAGTAAATTGACAAGATTCAGATACATCCCATTGAAAATTCCACCCCGCTGATTTGTTTGCTAAATTTAAATAAGGCCAAATTTCATTGTAGATCCAGTTATCATTTAACCATACTATGTTTGAATTTCTTAATTTTGATAAATCTTTTACTTGTCCATCATACCCTGTTCCAGCTACTTTAGTTTCTATTGTTTTAGCATATTTTACAATATCATCACAAACTGTAGTTGGTATGGCTTGATTAAAATAATAATAATAATTTTTTAGATTCATAATATTTCACATTTTATAGCTAAAGTAATTCTCGGTGAATGATTAATTGGTGCATGTCCTCTATGTAATTTATTAGCTTGAAATAAAACTAAAGTATTAGGTTCTAAAAAATATTTATTTTCATCTTTTATTTCAAAAGGACCATCCCCTCTAATCATTAATAATGCTGTAACATCCTTATCACTATCATGATCTACATGAAATTCACCTTCCATACCTTTATGTTGAACATTGATGTACATTCTTTTTACTTTGAAAGAAATTAATTTTTTTATTTTTTCTACAATACTTTTGTAAGGTTGAGCTTCTGAATTAAATTGACATGTATAAAAACCTTTGTTTATTTTATCTGGTTCTTCGTGATCAGAAGTATGTCCAAAATAATGTGGTACTTCGAATGTAAAATGATGAATTAAAGATTCAAAAAGATCTTTGTCTTTAATAAAATTTTTAATAATTTTAGTTTTCATGTTAAAAATATATTTCCTGAAACAGATATTCTGGTTCCTTTTGAAGTATAAAATGGATAAACACAATGTGATAAAGGTGAAGGAAAAATTAATAGTGTTCCTTCGTCTTCTTTACCGACTTTTATTTTAAAACTAGTATATTCTCCTAAAATATTAGAATAAAAAAATTCAAAACAAGATGCATAAGGATTAGGTCCTTTGATTTCTTTTTCAACATCATAAGGTATATTTACCCAAAGCACATAACTTAAAACACCTGAATGATTATGAACAGGAAAAAATTCATATCTTTTTTGATAATTAATCCAAGGTGCGCCTAATTTAATTGGAGAATTTTTTTCAAGAATTTTTACGCTATTAAGATATCCATCTTGGTCTTTGTAAATTTTTATAACTTGAGCCAAATAATTATTAAACTCTTTTTTATTTTTTTCCATATAAAAATGTTGTGCAACATTAGGACCTGTTACAAAAGAAGTCATTTTATTTTTAGGATTAGATAAACATTCTTTTTTTATTTTATTAAATAAACTAATTGGAACTTTTGATCTAATAAAACCAAAATTTTTAAAATTTTCTAAAATAACATTTTTCATTTAATCTAAAATCAATCCAAGTAGATGAATCTGAATCCCAATAACGATTTACAAGATTATCTTCTGACATCAATACTTCTGTTTCCCATCTTAAATTTTCTTCAGACCACTTAGCTGAAAGAGGTCCAGTTACATTTGCATCATTAGTAAAAGTAGTAACTGATGGATATGCAGTAGGCGGTTGCCAATCACCACTAGCATCTAAAGTCCAAGATGCATACGGTTGCATAGTTATAAATCTATCATTATCTGCATCGTATCTAAAATTTACACCTGCGTATTGTTTTCTAAAATTACCATTATAAGAAGTCTGTTTCCAAGTGCCTCCCCATCTATTTTGACACCATGCTTCTCCATCTGGATGCATATCATTTTCTCCCAATGGACCGTTAGCTGTTGGAATATCATTACCAACAACAAATACTTCAGTGACTATATTATGAGTTTCACTTGTAAAACCTGTTGGGTCAACTTTTTGTTCTATTTTTGCAAAATGTGCCATATTAAGATACCGTCAAACATCCTGATACTGTAAAGGTTGCAACTTTATCATTAGTTGGACCTACACAGCTTGTTACTGTATTTGTTCCAGGAGTGACACATACAGATACACAACCTGGAAATCTTAAAACAACTATACCGGAACCACCTGATCCTCCTGGACCTTGTACTGTTCCTCCTGAGCCTCCACCGCCTCCGGTGTTAGCAGAACCTGATCCGCCTGATCCTCCTGGAGATGGACCACCTGATCCACCGCCGCCTGTTCCTCCCGGACCTGAGCCTTGGTTTCCAGAACCACCTCCTCCTCCGCCACCTCTAGTGACGCAAGAACCAGTTATTCCAGATGTTAAACCATCACCTCCATGATGAATTCCGTCTGTACCTCCGTTTTCAGAAGCACCTCCGCCTCCACCTGAAGCTACAGTTGAGTTTTGTCCGTTTGAACCTGCAAAACCTTCTACAGGAGTATATCCTCCATGATTTCCATTACATCTAGGGGTATTGTTTCCAAATGCTGCTGCTGCACCAGATCCACCTTGACCGCCAGGTCTACAAAAGTTAGGTGCGTTAGCAGATGCTCCACCACCGCTAGCAGAAAATGTTCCACATGCATAAGCAATAGAAGAATCTTGACCTCCTGCACCTGATGATGATGTCATTCCAGCTCCACCGGCACCTATGGTAATAGCGTAGGTATCACCAGCTGCAAATGCTAATTTAGAAGTACCAGAAGTTTCTGGTCCACAACCATAACTAGTTCTGTAACCACCAGCTCCACCGGCACTATAGACATCAAATTGTCCGGCTCCACCACCTGCAACAACTAAATAATCACCTTCATAAAGTTTTTTACTACCACGTCCGTAGCCGCCTTTTGCGCCAGCTCCGAATGAACCTATAATTGGCATCTTTCTATCCTCCTAGTTTTACGCGAATTGCGTTTGTGCTGCAAGTACAGTAAACGTTGCATCTGCAGTTTTAATAACAGTATATGTGTATACGTCAAGTGAGTTTGTATTACCAGCTGTTGGTGCTGAACCACCTTGCCATTCTGGAGTAACTCCACTACCATCAACTTGTACAGCTGAATTGTAGTATGCAGTTCCACCTTGTTTTACGATGTGTGCTACTGTTATTGATTCTCCAGTATCCATAATTGAATTTA